CCGCTGAGCGAAAACGATCGCAACTTATGCCTTGGCCTAGTCAAAGAACTCAAGCCGGACGGTCTTGCGCGATTTTGTGAAGACTTTCGACGGAGTTTTAATCTCGGAGCAGGAGACAAAGTCGCTCCTGCTTTGACAAGCGTCAAACATCAAAATTGGATGAATGAAAACATGCACAAGTATGTCTGACATCAATGAAGCCCAACCAATTGACATCACAGGCGCGGCCAATTATCAGCGCGAAGCCGATTCCAAGCGACGGCATCGACATTTTCAAGTTCGGCTGGATGAACAGCTAGCCGCACAGCTGCAGCACTACGCTGACGCCAATCACAACGGCATCAAAAACGCTGCTTGCAAAGCCATTCTTTCTAAATTCTTCAACGGAAAATGATTATGAACCCTGTAAGCAATTTCAACAGACGGATTGAGGTCACACCTGATGAATGGAGACAAGTTCTTGTTGATGTCATGGACACATTCGATTCCGTGTCCCTTTATTTTGAACAGGATGACAAAGCCAAGTTTTATAGCCCTGAACTTGCTTTAGGGCTCACAAGGCTTGTTATTGAACGGCACGACGCCGAGCAAGAACGCCTTGAAAAAGAGGAAACTGAATTTTACAACAATCAAACCAATGCCTGATTTCGCTCCAGACGCCTTCACCATCTTTGGCAACTTCAACAAGGATCAGAAAAAAGACGGTCACTATTGGGCCTCTATGGAAGTGCCTGTAGACGAGCTGCGCAAGCTTGTCGAATGGGCCAAGACCGCTGATCGCGTGCAAAATCAAAAAGGCGACGATTGCGTCAAGCTACGCGCCAACTTAATGCCACGCGAAAGCAAAGCAGGCAACGCTTATTTGATGATGGCTCTCAGCGATGCAAAGCCGCGTCCTGTTGAAACTGCAAACAACGACGTTCCTTTCTAAGGTTGATTTGCGAGACTCCAAGGGAAGCCCTGCGCTTCCCTTTTTTTATGCAGAAGCCAACGATACGCAAGGTGATGCACGAGGGCATCTTGCAGTGGGAAATTAGCTACGCCGGAATGTGCCGCTACCATCGCCAAGATTGGCAAGCGCAATGGCAATACAGCTATTTCATGCGCCTCAAGAATTGCGGACTAGATCCGGCTCACGCGCCTGACGATCCTTGCCCCTGATCCGCTGCAGGGGTTACCTAAGTGCCCTCAATAGTTGAAAGCTCATCAAGCCTAACGGCTTGCAGGCTTTACAGAGGCATTGATTCGTCAAGTGATGCAATATGACCCACCGCTTGTTTCAAGAGCTTGCTTTGATGCCAATGCTGCCTGGCCATTGCAACGCATAACTGCGAAAGCGTTTCAGCGTCGCCACAGCTTTGAATTTCTCTAACAGTTCGTTCTAGCTGCAGCTCTTCCTCAATGCTTTGCTCAACAATCATCCATTCCATTGGATCAGTCCAGTGATTGCAAGGTTTGCTTTAGTCGCTTCAACTCATCGTGGCGCTGTAGCGACTCCAATAGCTCTCGTTCAGATGAGTAAGGCTCCTCTGTGCGAAAACGTATGTAGTCACCTATAGCGGGAAACAACCAATCTTGCACTGGTAAGCAATACTGAATGTTGACGGGCTGAACGCAGTTAACAACAACTGTGCTCCAGAAAGCAGTCACATTGCTCCAGAAGACAAACCAGCTCATGCAACGCTCGGCATCACAGTGGCGTGATTGTTGTAATTGCCAGTGACGGCGTAACTATGCACGGGCACTTCCGACATTCGATGAAAAACCATTTGCCCAATTTTCATACCGGGATACAGCGGCAAGCTGTGGTGACGGCGTTCATTCTTGAGCTCTAGCGTTAGCTTTGATCCGTGCCAGCCTGGATCGCACCAACCAGCAAGTAAATGGTTAAGGCCGTCTCTGGCGCGGCTTGACTTGAGTACAAATTGAGCACTGATGTCGTCGGGGAGATTAAACAGCTCACATGTCTCAGCCAGGCAAAAGTGATTGGGTAGGAGTTTGTATGGATCATCTTTTGTCTTATCTGAGATGTCGAACCTGAGCAACTCCTGCTGGTGCATCGTCTCAATCATCAAAAAATCCCCAAGCACTACGTCAAGGCTTGCAGGATTCAGCAGCTCTGGATTGAAGGGAACAACCATCTGACTGCCTTCCGCCCTGGCGCGGATTTCCCAGTCACACAGAACAGTCATTCCGCCCTTGATAAAAATGCAGCCTAACGCCCATCAACAAGAATCACCCAACCCGTTCTCGGTCCTTCCACTTCAAAGCGAGGTTTAAATTCTGCGCGCCTAACCAGCAGATTTCGCCCTGAATCCGCATTGACATGACCACCTCTGATTAAATCAGGCAAACCGCGCGGGTCTTGCAACACCCATTCAGGGTCATTGCTATGACGGCCCCTAAAGCCAGACACAACGGACCAATGCCCGCAACCGGCTCCGTTGCATGACGGTGGCGCAGCTTTTGAAATGTCTCCCTTATGCAGCCATCCCACAAGGACAGGCCGACCCATTTCAATCTCTAATTCCAGCAGATCAGAATCACCGTCTCTGCGAAATTCAACGTCAAGACCCAAGCTTTCTAGCGCTTTGACTTGAGCTTGCACTGAAGTCGAATCACCAAATTTTGCACGAATCCGATTGTATTCATCATCTGTCTGAACTTTGCCCCAAAACGCCGCAACCATAGCGGCCGCTGAGCTGAGGCATTCTCGCCCGCCAAAACCTGAGGCGTTGTCAAGCTGGCTGAAGTAAGGCACTCTGACCTCTTGATCAATGCCGCTTGCCTTCCAGGCTTCAAACCAGGCCGCATCGTCTGCCAGTAACTCTTCCGACATTGACTCTTCAAGCTGTTTAACAGCAGCCAACTGGTGGGGCGTACCACGGAAAAACCTAAAAAAAGGGAGCAACGATAGCGCCACGAACACAGCAAGCAAAATCAACTGGATCATGCCCACAAGTCGCGGCTTTTGCTAGATCGCCCTATTTTTCGACCCTTGATGCTGGGAAAAGGTTTTGACTGACAAATTCAACAAGCTTGTCGTCAACCGTGTTGTCAGTCGTTTTGCAGTAAGCCGTCAGCAGATCAACGACCAAAATCTTGACGCCTTTTGATTGCAAGAACCGAAACAGAATCGGACGAATCAACAGAAGCATCACGAAATTGCAGTTGGCAAAATTCTAGTGCCGATCGGTATGACCCTCTAGACGTGCAACTGAACGCTCCAATTCGTTCAATCTTGCAAAGACTTCCATGTCTTTGGTTTTGATGTCGTTGTGGAGAATATCTAGCCTTCCAGTCAGGTTGTCTACTGCTGTTGCTAGACGCACTAATGAATCTCTGCCTTGCTGGCCTTGGCGGTTGAACCCTGAGATTCCTAAGCCAGCCACTGTGATTGACGCGCCTGCAACGGCGGCCCAGACTTCAACCATGAACCGCCTCTTAACGCTCCTTCATCATGGCAGACCCTGCAGAAAAGCAACCGGAAGAGTCCAACTCGCGCTTAGGCGATGTCATTAAGGTTGTCTTGCTTGGATGGGCAATGGCAATTTTGACCGCCAATTATCTTGGCGTGTTCAAGCAGTCACTTGATCCAACTTATCCAGCATCAATTTTGTCTGGAACGGCGGCATCCTTTGGTCTAGCTGTTGGCAATAACAGGAAGAAAAAGGAAGAACCTACAATCAAGGAACAGTCGTCCACCTCTAAACCCAAATGAAACGCTTTGCCCTGCTGTTGATTTTGGGAGCCCTCGCCACACCAGCGCGAGCGGACATCGTTCATAGAATCCAATCAAGCGTTCAGTTGACAGTTGATGGAGCGGGATCAGTTGCCACAAGGATCCCGTCTTCAATGGCGATTTCTGGGAATAACGTTACTTTGGACACTGCTCCTAAGTTTGCAAGTTTTAGTTCCGGGACTGCTCTCGGTTACACTCCTGGCGTTTTTAGCGTTACCACTGCTGGCGATGCTTTTAGCTACAGCGAAAGCTATACAGAAGGAGATGATGTGCCAGCGGTCCTCTCAACAACAGTCACATCAGGAGTAGTCCCAGCATTGCCTGCTTTTGGTAGCACTACGACAACATCAGGCGGTGTTGCTGGAACTCTGGCTGGAACAATTGCAACAGATGGCGCACTAACAATTACAGCTGGCGGCGCTGGTACTTCTGCCATTGGTCAAGTTATCCAAGAGCTAACCATCAAATGATGCAAAGGCTTTTTCTTGCCTTGTTCGTTGGCTTTGACTTTCTTGTGACAGCAGCGCCCGTCGCAGCCGTGCCCGTAGTTCCAAATTTTCAGCAAGGCGTTCTCAACTCAACAACCACAACCAAAACCAAAGTCACAGAGATCATCAACTCATACGAATATCGCACCGGTTATGAATACACAGTTACTGGGACCAACATTGCACCTGTTGGTGACGAAATTGCACCCCGCGCTTTAACAACAACAACCAATAACTTAAACGGTATAACAAGCGTTTGGCGTGGCCTAGATCCATTAGATAAGCCACAGTGGAATATTGTCAATCAAAGCTCTGCTTTTCAGTTCACTGAGACTTTGATGGCTCCAGGCTTGACGACGCATACCTTGATTAATCGCGATACAGACATCGAGTCGATTACCGAAACAACAAGCACATTTACGCAATGAAGCGAGTCATAGCAACGCTTTTGCTGTTTTGCGCTCCAGCGCAAGCGCAAGTTAGCAGCACAGCAGCGCCTGTTGCTAATAGCTCTGGATCAGTCACAAACCAAGCTGTTCAAGTCGTACCCTCTCGTACCGCTACATTCCAATACAGCGCTTTTAGTTGCCCAGGAACAACGCTTCACCTAAACCCCTTCTTAAGTAGCACGACAAGTTGGGCTCAACCCTATGAATCGCACTACAACGAACCGGTTTATGACACAATCGATCTTGTTGGCGCGTTTGATCCGGAAGGTAATCCCGTCCCAGATGGCCAGCCCGATAATCCGGGTAATGTCCTTTTCTATAAACCGATTCGCACTGGGCAGAAAAACAACTTCTCGATTAACGGCGGAATCACAGCACAAATCACAATTCCATTAGATCGAAGACACGTTCGTGCTTGCCAGGAAGCGGCAAAAAAACAAGTTGCTTTATTGGATGCACAGCTTGCCGACAAACGCTTGAACTATGAAATCGCAAGGCTTAAAAATTGCGCTGACCTGATGAAGCAAGGCATCATGTTTCACCCTGACTCGCCGTATTCAAAAATCTGTGCTGACGTAGTGCTTGTCAATCCGCCTGGCGTTGTCCCGCCCCACAAACACACAATCCCTATTTCCTCAGGGACCGCTGAGACTTCTGTCGCTCCGAAACAGACTCAACAATAACTTTTTGACCAAGCTTTTCCTTGATCTTTTTGATTGTCTTTTTGACGATTGGCTTGACTGCCTTCAATACAAAGTCACCTAGCGGCTTTGCGACGATCGCCGCAACCGTTGCTGTCGTTGCAATCGTCGCAGTCGTAATGACGACAGGCGCGCCAGGTAGATAATTCCCGACAATGGCGAGTATGGGTAGAGCTTCCATTTGCGCTTCACACTGACCATCAATCATCTTGTAACCAATAATGACAGAAGTTTGAGATTTGTTTTTTGCGCCAATAGGTATTGCATCCGGTGGCGGGCATGGCAACTCTATGGCTACCTTTGAAAAGTCCGGAAGACGCACCGGCAGCTTGGGAGAGGGACTGGCCGGCTGACTTGAGACATCAGCCGGCTCTTTTTTGTCTAAATCTGCAGGATCAATTGTTGGCGGTTTTGTGCTCCCATAAGTCAACGTTCCAGGCGTAAAGTCAAGCGGTTTGTATGAAGGCATCGTGCCATCGCAAACCGTGAAATTTCCTTTTGGGTCTGAGTCGTATGCGTTTTTATTGCCAGGCTGAGTGCTGCGCGTCTCAACGCAGCCAGGAATGTCGGCAACAGGAAACCCAAGAATTAACGTGATCGGCGGTTCCTTTGGAATACTTTGAGGCGGAATCGCTCGCCAACTTGGAATATCTGGCACAACAACACCGCGAACCCCAATTTCAGGAATTTCAGGCATGAAATCAAATCGCTTTACAGCTGGCCAACTTTGGATTGAACGTAATCGTATGCGCGAAGGGCCGCCTGTTGTTTATGCCGTTTTAAGGGGCAAAACATCAAAGCTTTTTACGGACCACAAAGCACTTCTCAAATTTGTGAAATGGCCAGCTTCAACGCCAACAGGTCAAGCGTTACGTGATTGGCTTGCGTCGTTTGATCAAAAACCAGATGCAGCCACGCCAAAACTTGACATGGCTGTAATCAAAAAAGAAGGGTTTGGACCAGAGGCACATGAAGACGATCCAACAGCTAACACCAAGATGGTGACTTAATTGTTGATCCGTGCGATAGCACGATTTAAGTACCAAGCAGCCTTCTGCAAGTCTTGGCCTGCGTTGCCTTTATGCCAAGCCCTAAGCAAATACTTCAACGCTTGACCAACCTGATAACCAACAACAGGCTCAGGCGCTCCGGCAACAACATCCTCAATCACCTCAATCGCTTCAATGCGACCTTTGTTGTAATGAGCCGGAGAGTTGACGGCATCACTCATCAGAAAGGAAGTGGCAAGCCAGTTTCTTTTGGCAACTCTGGCATTGCTTCATCAATTTGCTTTGGCACCATATCAAGCACCATTTCTGTCAGCTCTAGCTTTAGCTCACTGATGTAATACTTGGTCAGTGATGGGATGCGGGTGTAGAGCATAACGGTGCCTACAACCATGCCGCCAGACATAACGAACGCTGCCGCTGCCATGACGTTGAAAACCTTTTGCATGATCCCTCATAAAAGAAAAAACCCTTCCCC